GTATAAGGAAACAACTCTTACTTGGCTCAGCCCTGGCTGCATGGTAATGAGTAATCAGGAAATACCGATTACAGCAGATATTGAACTTGCCATAAAAGGGCTGCTCAGGGCAGAGCATCACAGGAAAGTCAGGGCTGCCTTAGACAGCTACACAACAAAGGAAAACCGCCCCCGACATGGCAGTGTCTAAGGACGGAATTTGAAAAAAATTTTACACTGGTATTTTACCATGAAAGAAAGGAAAAGTCAAGATGAATGCTTTAGAAAAAATCAACCATTTAATCCTGCTTGCCACTCAGGCGGCAGCAGAGGATATGCAGCCGGAGGATATAGAGGCTATAGCTTACCTGTACAAGCAGCGTGAAGAGCAGCTGAGAGAACAGAAGGCGTGCGGTCAGACTTAATAAGGATAGGGTCAGCTTAGTGAGAAAAATGGAGGAATAATTATGGCTGTGAAAATAAACTCATTGGAATTTGAGAACGTGAAAAGAATAAAAGCTGTAAAGCTTGAACCATCGCTCAGCGGTTTGACCATTATCGGCGGAAAGAATAGGCAGGGCAAGACTTCCGTGCTTGACAGTATAGCATGGGCATTAGGCGGTGACAAGTTCAAACCCTCTTCTCCCGCAAGAGAGAGGTCGGTGGTTGAACCCCACCTGCGTGTTGTCCTTGACAATGGGATTGTGGTGGAACGTTCAGGCAAAAACAGCAGTCTTAAGGTTATAGATCCGCAGGGAAACAAGGGCGGTCAACAGCTGCTTAACAGCTTTGTGGAACAGTTTGCTCTTGACCTGCCTAAATTCATGAACCAATCGAATAAGGAAAAAGCCGCAACCTTGCTAAAAATTATCGGTGTGGGTGATGAACTTTACAAGCTTGAACAGCAGGAGCAAACAACCTATAATCAACGTACAGCTATCGGCAGAATTGCAGACCAGAAGTCAAAATTTGCAAAGGAAATGCCTGTTTATACGGGTGTTCCTGCTGAACCCGTTTCGCCGTCCGAGTTGATTAAACAGCAACAGGAAATACTTGCCCGTAACGGCGAAAATCAACGTAAAAGACAGCAAAGAGAGTACTACAAAGAAAAGCTTGAGATTGCAAAGTCGGCTTACGAAAACGCTTTGGCTACATACAAATCTGCGGAGAATAATTATTTAATTGCTTGCGCTGATGCCGAGAATCTTGTTGATGAAAACACGTCAGAGCTTGAAAAGAACATTGCCGATATTGAGGAACTTAACAAAAAAATACGTGCAAACTTTGACCGTGAAAAAGCCGAGATTGACGCAGAGGATTATAAGTCTCAGTATGACTATCTTACACAGCAGATTGAGGAAATCCGCAAGGCAAAATCTGATCTGCTTAACGGAGTGGACTTACCGCTTGCAGGATTGTCAGTTGAAAAGGGAGAACTGCTGTATAACGGCTGTAAATGGGATTGTATGAGCGGTGCGGAACAACTTGTGGTTGCCACGTCAATTGTCAGAAAGCTTAACCCCGATTGCGGTTTTGTGCTTTTGGACAAGCTTGAACAGATGGACAGCGATACTCTTGAACAGTTCGGAAAATGGCTTGAAGAGCAGAGTTTACAAGTTATCGCTACAAGGGTTTCGACCGGAGATGAGTGCAGCATCATCATTGAAGATGGAATGTCGATAGAAAAATCAGAGGAATTTTCTCAGCAAAAATCATGGAAAGCAGGTGCGTTTTAATGTTTGAAATTACAAGCGGAGTAGTAAACTCCGCACAGAAAGTAGTAGTTTACGGTCCGGAGGGAATTGGCAAATCAACATTTGCTTCACAGTTTCCCGACCCTCTTTTTATCGACACGGAGGGCAGTACAAAAAAGCTGAATGTTAAGAGATTTCCCAAACCCACAAGCTGGGAAATGCTTAACAACATGGTGAGAGAGGTTATGAAGTCTCACCCGTGCAAGACCCTTGTTATTGATACAATTGATTGGGCTGAACAGCTTTGTATTATCAGCGTGTGTTCCAAAAACAATAAGACAGGCATCGAGGATTTCGGCTACGGCAAGGGATATGTTTACGAGCGTGAGGAATTCGGCAAGTTCCTTAATCTCTTGCAGGAGGTTGTTGACAGCGGAATTAATGTTGTGCTGACAGCTCACGCACAGCTTAAGAAGTTTGAACAGCCCGATGAAATGGGTTCTTACGACCGTTGGGAATTAAAGCTCGGACAGAAAACAGGCTCGCAGATTTCGCCCCTTGTGAAAGAATGGGCGGACACGGTGCTTTTCGCAAACTACAAAACCGTAGTTGTGGCTACGGACAAGGAGGGTAAAAAGTTCAAGGCACAGGGCGGTCATCGTGTAATGTATACCGCACACAATCCTTGTTGGGACGCTAAAAACAGAGACGGACTTGCTCCCGAACTGCCTTTTGATTATGGTCAGATAGCATATTTGTTCTCATGCTCTGCACAGGCTGAAAATACAGCAGTTTCTAACGCAACAGAGCATAAGAATGTTCAGTCTGTTGAGACACCACCACCACAGACACAGAATTCGGAAAATTCTTATGAGAGCTTGCCCACAAGAGAAACTAATATTCCGGACAACATTCCAAAGGCTCTTGCAGACCTTATGAGGGCAAATGAGGTTGACGAATCGGACATAAGGCTTGCAGTAAGCCAGCGTGGGTATTTCACCTATGACACGCCGATTACGGCATACCCTTCCGATTTTGTGAACGGTTGCTTAGTCGGGGCGTGGGAGCAGCTGCTCCCTATTATTAAAGATAATCAAATAGTACCATTTAATTAAGGAGGAAAAATCATGGAAGAATTTATTGAATACGGTTGGGAAGATGAAATTGTAAACGAGGGTGGAGACTATGTTCTTTTGCCGGAGGGCGATTACAATTTCACGGTGGCAAAGGTTGAAAGAGCAAGACACAGCGGTTCTGAAAAAATACCGCCCTGCAACATGGCAAAGGTAACATTTACAATTTGGGGCGCAGAGGACAAGACAGAGATTACGGAAAACTTCTTCTTGTGCAACAAGTTTGAATGGAAGCTGTCGGCATTGTTTTTGTCGCTGGGCATGAAGAAGCACGGCGAACCGCTGAAAATGAACTGGACAGCCGTTACGGGTGCAAAGGGCAAGTGTCGTGTGTATGTGGACACATACAAGAAAAAGGACGGTTCGGAGGGCAAGTCCAACAAAATCAAGAAGTTCTATGCTTATGACGAAAATGTTACAACGGTATCACCGCAGGCGAATTTTACTCAGCCTAATAATTATTCACAGCCCGCAAAGGACGGTTGGGAAGCGGGTAGTTTCTAAATGCAGATGATGAAGTTAAGACCCTATCAGCGTGAAGCCCTTAACGCTGTTTTTGAGCAATGGGAAAATGTCAATAAAACCCTGTTGGTGCTTCCCACAGGGTGCGGAAAAACCATTGTGTTTGCGAAAGTCACCGAAGAATGTGTAAGGCGGGGAATGAGAGTTCTTATCCTCGCCCACAGAGGTGAACTTCTTGAACAGGCGGCGGACAAGCTGATAAAAGTAACAGGACTTGGCTGTGCGGTTGAAAAGGCAGAGCAAAGCTGTCAAGGCTCATGGTTCAGAGTGGTTGTGGGTTCTGTTCAGACACTTATGCGTGAAAAACGCCTTGCAGAATTTTCGCAGGACTATTTTGACGTAATAATTATTGATGAGGCTCATCACGCTGTTTCGGACAGCTACCGAAGAGTTTTAGAGCATTTCCCACAAGCGAAAATTTTGGGAGTTACCGCAACTCCCGACAGGGGGGATATGAAAAATCTCGGCACGGTATTTGAAAGCCTTGCCTACGAGTACACTCTCCCAAAGGCTATTAAAGAGGGCTATCTTTCGCCCATAAAAGCAGTTACTATTCCGTTAAAGCTTGACCTGTCGGGAGTTTCCACACAGGCAGGAGATTTTAAGGCAAGCGACATTGACACGGCTCTTGACCCTTATCTTTATTCAATTGCGAAGGAAATGACAAAGTATTGCAGGAACCGCAAGACGGTAGTTTTTCTGCCTCTTGTGAAGACCTCACAGAAGTTCCGTGACATACTGATTTCAAAGGGCTTTAACGCCGCAGAGGTCAACGGTGAAAGCGAGGATAGAGCAGAAATTCTCAACGAATTTGACAGGGGAAGCTTCAATGTGCTGTGTAACTCCATGCTTTTGACTGAAGGGTGGGACTGTCCGTCAGTAGATTGTGTTGTGGTATTGCGACCAACAAAGGTCAGAGGGCTTTACTGCCAAATGGTTGGAAGAGGTACACGCCTTTGCGAGGGCAAAAAGGAACTGCTTCTGCTGGATTTTCTGTGGCACACAGAACGTCACGAGCTTTGCCGCCCCGCACATCTTATCTGTGAAAATGAAGAAGTTGCCCAGAAGATGACGGAGAATATGTCCGAGAGTGCAGGCTGTCCCATAGACATTGAACAGGCTGAAAGACAGGCAAGTGAGGACGTTGTTGCTCAGCGTGAGGAAAGCCTTGCAAAGACCCTTGCCGAAATGAAAACACGCAAGAGAAAGCTTGTAGATCCATTGCAGTACGAAATGTCAATACAGGCGGAGGACTTATCTTCATACGTTCCTGCTTTCGGGTGGGAGTGCGCTCCGCCCACGGATAAGCAGAAAGCTACCCTTGAAAAGCTTGGGATTTTTCCCGATGAAATTGATAATGCGGGCAAGGCAAAGCTTATTCTTGACAGGCTTGCAAAGCGCAGGGCGGAGGGACTTACAACTCCAAAGCAGATAAGACTGCTTGAAAGCAAAGGGTTTGTTCATGTGGGTGAGTGGAGTTTCGACAGCGCAAGCAAAATGATTACGAGAATATCTGCAAACGGTTGGAGAGTACCGCATGGTGTAGATCCTCACGAATACCGTCCTGAGTAAAATTATAGGAGGAGAAAATGGGCAACACAAATTTGCTGAATATACTTGAATATATTGACCCTGCCTCTTGTGATTATCAAGAGTGGGTGAATGTGGGAATGGCTCTTAAATACGAGGGCTATTCCGCTGAGGATTGGGACAGGTGGTCACGCTCGGACAGCCGTTATCACGAGGGCGAATGTGCGGTAAAGTGGCAAAGCTTCACTGGCTCTTCCGCTCCCATTACGGCTGGAACTGTAGTGCAAATGGCAAAGGAAAGAGGATATTCTCCGGGCGCATTTCAAGGCGCATTTCAAGCCTACGACTGGGACAGCGAAATCTCTGCTGAGGAAAATTTCACGCCTATTTGTAACGAAAGCGAAGGCATACCCGTGAAAGAACCTGCCGACTGGAATCCTGCCAAAGAAATTATTACATATCTTGAAACGCTTTTTGAACCTAATGAAAATGTCGGATATGTCACCGAAACGTGGGAATCTGAAAAGGACGGCAAGGTCAGATATCTGCCCACAAAGGGTGCTTGCGA